AGGTTCTAATGCCGCAGTGATTGGAGAAAATCCTAATCTAACAGCAGATCCTGCCGCACCTAGTCCACTCATAATTGCACCTTGGACAGGTTTTCCTTGTTCCATCAATTCTGCACCTCGTTCTGTTGTTTTAACGGCTTCTTTAACTGCTGTCTTTGCAGTGGAAAACACACGAGAAACATATCCTGGTTTTTCCTCTTTTTTTTCAATAACACCCATTGATTTTACTTCTTCGGGTGTTGTATTATTTCTTTTTATAGCTTCTTTTAGTGTGAAAATTGCCATTATATTATATCAGTTAAATTACCGTCTGGTAATACTCTATATTTAGTCCCACCAACGTCAAGAATTTCACCAACGGTTCTTTCTTTTCCATCAATATTAACTTTTGAATAACCATAAATTGATAATTGGTTCGCATTTAATACAGAATCTAACTGATTTTTCATCGATTCAGCGATTGAAGAAAGTGTTTTTGATCCCTGCTCACTTCTAAATATATTTACTGTAGATAACGGATTAAGACTAGATGATTCAGGAACTAATGCCGCATATCTATTATACTCTGGTTCAGTTACTGCCGCTCCTGATCTTGCAACTAATAATTTGCTTAAAAATTCTTGTCTAAAAGTATCATAATCTTGTCTTTCTTGTGTCGTATATATTTTACCACCAATTCCTCCAAGAAAACCAGTATATAATTCTGGATATAATTTTTGCATTGCTGGTATCGTGGTGTTAACTATTTCACTTAATGCTGTTATGGCAGATTCTTGAGTGGAGCTCATTTTTGTTGAGGGAACTCCCGTATTAGTTGAAACAATGGCACCATTTGGTTTTGGCAACTGTTTAGCAATAGAAGATACTTGACCGACATTTATCCCAGAATTTTTCAATTCAGTGACAACTGGTAATTTACCTGTATCTGCATATTGAGAAGCATAAGCAAATAAATCTCCACCTATTTCAGATTCTATGTTTCCAGAAGAGATTGCTGATGTTGAAGGTATAGTAGTTGTCTTTGCTGTTGATACAGGTCTCTTGAATGTTAAATTTTGTCCCTCTACATTAAAAGTAACCATATCTTGGCCAGATTGATAACTTGGAAATGGAACAAATTCGTATCCTTCTTCTAAGAGTTGATTTTTCTTATCATTAATCGTATCTAATTTGCTTTTTAAAGCTATTTTAGTATTTATTTGTTCTATTGTATCATTTAATGTGACACCAGCTTCTGCCATAAAAAGTGCCGATTCTGGAGAAGTCATCGCCGAGGCTATCATATTATAAGTCTTCTGTGCATTATCAAGTTGTGTTTTTATCGCATCGCTTTTTTCTTTAGCAAGATCTGCTTGTTTATTAACAACATCAGCTTTTAAATCTGATACTTCCCCTTTTTGATCTTGATAATAATTATAAATAGTATCGTAATAATCTATTTGGTCTTTATAAATATCGGATATAGCATTGTTAGCACTCTGTAATTGATTTTGTGCTTGATTCATTTGTCCGTTATATGTAGAAATTGCCGCTTGGATTACTCCGCTTTGTGCGGTTATATCTGAAATAGTTTGTGATATTCTAGGATTTCTTATGGAAGAAAGTCCTGTCACTGCCTTTTGCTGTGCGATTATTTCATTTCCTGTAGTAGTTAAATCAGAAAGTTGTGTTGCTAATCCTTGTACTTTATCATAATTCTCATTGAATCTGGCAATCTCTAAATCTAACTGTTCCTTTTTTTTGCTTGCCTCTTCTGCAACGAGACTACCTTGTTTTAACATCCCCTCTGATTGAAGTGTTTTTATATCATTTAATTGTTTTTGTAAATCAGCATTTTTTGTATCGAGTGCTGTTTGTTGTGTCTGTCTTTCCGTTTCAAGTTTAGTAGTTAAATCTGCAACTTGTTTTGCCAATCCTCCATAATAAATATCAGTAGTTGATGTAGGAGTCGGAATATTTGGTATCGTTGGTGTAGGGGCTATTTTTGAGCCGTCTACGGTACTTGGAATTGATGATGTAGGAGTAGTTTCGACTTGTTTCTGCATACCTTTCACAGTTTGCAACATTGAAGCGAGTTGGTCTTGTTGTCCCAACTGATTACTACCTGAATCTATCGCGCTCATTTGTGCTTGAACCTGTGCGTCTGTACCCGCAAAAATGTCTTTTCCTTTATATTGACCCTGAACTGTCCCCGAAGTTAAAAGATTACTTGGGCTAGCAGGTCCATTTACTGGAACATTGGTTGATAATGGAGTTGCTTTTAATGCTTTTGCCATTTCTTGTGCTGGGTCTACTATTCCTTGACCTACAAATTGAGAAGCAATAGCGGAACCTTGAGCTGTACTTCTATCCATAACTTCACCGCCTAATTTAATTGTAGCCCCCTGACCTGGATTAATACCCGCCGGAATTATTGTTCCATCTTGAAGTTGAATATTAAATTGAGTACGAGATAAATCCCTAGTACCTGTTCTAGCTTGTATCTCTGATAATTGTTGTTCCGTTAAATTATATGCCATTTATTACTATATTATACCATTAAAATAATGTTTTATAAAATTAATCTGTATCCACTACTCCAGCAACTGTTGTGACTGCTCTGTCATAATAAATTCGGAAATTTTTTACTTGATACAAGTCTGAACCTGAACCAGAAGTATCTTTGGCGTATAATTGTATTCTATCAAACGCTTTTATATTTATATCTTGAGAGAAAGTTGTATATGTTGCACCAGAAGATTGCTGTTCTGTCCCCACTGCAATTTCATTAATATATATTCTAGCAAATGCACTACTTCCACTATTACTTTGTTTTAAATCAAATTTTATTCTCACTGTTCCACCTTGTCTTACTGTTATTTGTTTTTTTAATTCGTACGTATCTGAATTACCAATTCTCAACGTGTCCGCAGAAAATTTAAGATTATCCGAAGCAGAAAGTATAACCAAATCAAGTAAAGCATTTGTTCCATTGTCATCCCATCCATAGTTTCCTCTTATAATAGTACTTGTCCCACTATCAATACCGCTTGCTGTTACGTTTCCTGTTATAACGTTTGAAGAGAATATACATCTGTCGTTTGTTGCTGCCGCATTGTTTATTCCATAAGCTCCATTATTAGTGATAGAACTTCCGATTATAGTTATGTTATCTGTAGTAGCTGTTAATTTATATCCGTCTCCAACGTTACTATCAGCATTCATTGAGATAAATTCCAAGTCTGAATTTCCTGATACTAGCTCAATACCATTTGCTCCGTTAGTATTTGAATTTACGCTCAAGAAAGTTATGTTTGTACATCCAGTCAAAGTTATTCCATTCCCAGTATTTCCTGATATTCCTGTATCAAATACAGTTGAACTATTACAATTTGTCATTATAATACCAGCTCCTACTGTAGAATTTACGAATGCACAGTAATCAATCTTGAATGAATCACAGTAATTCATATTTAATGCAACTCCATTTGAATCAAAAGAACCGTACATATTTGGAGCGTAGATATAGTCTAAATCTAATCCAGTCCCACAATTAAATATCTGAATATCATCAAAGATAGGCTCTGATGAATATGTAGAGATAACACCCGCCCCTGTTGCATTTTGAACCGTAATTTTTCTTACAATCGAGTGGAAATTCGGATTAGCAATCATGTAAACAGAATTTGTTAGGTTTGGTCCATCATAAGGAACCCCTATTGTTATTTCAGTGTTACTTGTTCTCCCTGTTATCTCATACCAATAACCATACAAGTAAATATATCTTCCAATCATCCCTGCAGTCCATACAGTGCTAGTTCCTGTTACAGTACTTGAACCGTCGGCGATAGTAACGTCTCCTGTTGAATAGTTATCAGAACCAACCATTTTTACGGCATAAGAAGAGTTGCAATCTATTATTACAGTATCTCTGTTTATTCCTTGAAGTGTTACTCCGCTTGGAATAGTAATATCTGCGGTTAAAAGATATGTTCCTGCTTGGAGATAGACAGTACCTCCACCAGCGGTAAAGACATCATTTAGTGCTGTTTGAATATCCGCTACTGCTGAAACTGTTATATTTGTACCTCCAAGATTTATATTTCCGAGGACAGTTAAAGATGATCCATCCCAATTGATATAATTATTAGTATCCCCCAAATAAAACTTGGCTTTATCGGAATCAGAATCATCAATACCAAGAATAAAACCACTCTCTGTATTGGTAAAATCTGTCTTTCCTGCTTGTATTTTAACGTCTCCTGTACCTCCTGCAACTGCAAGTGTAATTGATTTTGATGTTATTGTACCTGCATTTAATTTACTAACATCAAGAGAATCAATATATGTTCCATTTATTGTTGAACCAAATCCCGTTGTGATAGAACCTGTGATAGTAGCTGAACTAGCAAATAAATCTCCTGCTGTATTTACTCTGAATGGAGCTGTTGCCCTATCCACATATTTCTTTCCTGCATAAAAAGGATAATCTGCTGGAGCCATTCCTGCTGATAATGCGTCTGTTGCACCATTAAAATATATAGCAGTTGAGGATACAGACCATCCACCAACTGAACCAGAAGTAGCTGTAATTGACCCTACAATCGTCAAAGTAGCGAGAGAACCATCCCAGTGTATATAATTAGCAGAAGGATCTCCTACACGAAAATCATAGTTCTTTGTAGTTTCTCCATCCCAACCTATAAAAACGCCTGTACCAGTGAGAGGTAGTGTTGCATCCCCAATTAAAAATCTTTCAGCAATTCCTTGAAGTTTAATCTTGCCTTGCGTAAGTTCTGCGGGAGTAGCAGAAAATCCTCCAACAAGTTGTCCCGAGTTATCCTGAAAATTTGCAGGGATCACAATTTCTTCCTCTGCCGTTAAAGTTGTATATTTTGGTGTTAAATCCATTTAACTATTTTCTACAAAGTGTCCCATAATATCTATCTTCCTAATTTCGCAATCGTTTGTTGCGTTACCTGCCGCCCAAGTTAAAGCAATTCTAAAATCTTCTATATCTTTTAAAGAAAAGTTTGTAAATACATGTCTTGTCTTGCCAGTAGTTGTTATCGTTTTGCTTGCGGATGTTGAAACACCTTGATTAGCTTCAAAGGTTATCGCGCAACTAGCATTTGCTCCTAGCACTTTTGTATGAACAATAATTGTATCTATCATACCTTTATAAGTTCCGTTGGTTACTGGAAAAACAATACTCTTCCACGTACAAGCGGTATCAAATCCACTAAATTGAGCTAGTTTGAATGAAGTTGTTTGCGTACTCGCTACCATCGGATTACCGAATGGAGCTGCTAAAGCACCAACTGTTGAAAATCCACCGTCTGCTAACTGTGAAATCTGTACAGGTAACTGTTCTATTACTGCACCGCAGGAATAAATAAGCGCGTTGGAGACAAAACTAATTGTATTTTTAAATAAAGTCTTTTGTGCGAACGTAGGAAGTGAACCAGTGAAGTATTTTAAAGGCTTAATTTGCCTCCCTGAGATGTATCCGATAGCAAAACCACCTGCGGATGACAAATCCTTGTATGCAACGTATACAACGCCGTTTACGGGCATAATAAAGCCTATCTGTTGAACACCCACAGCTACTTCGTCTGATAGAATAGAAGTTAAAGCCGCCCCGTCGTATAAATAAATTTGTGAGGAAGCACGATTTGTACCTGACAAAATCCCAGCGTTTACCGCTAAGTACCACTGATTAGCGTGGAAACATAAGTCTGCTACCTCTGAATTTACCCCAAAATCAAGTTTAGTCGGAGCAACTGTCGCTGTTGAAGAGATAAAAGTACCAACATATCTACCATTTCCGAACATTAAAATATCTTCCTTCTTTGCTACAGGGTGTGGAGCTGATTGAAGTGCGGCGGCACCAGTTGGCACAGTAGAACCATAATCATCGTCAAAAGTAGTTGCTAAATCATACTTGCCAAAATCTGCACCAGAAGATTTGTTGAAAAAATAATATAATGCACCTTGAAAATAAATACACGAATTACCTGCTGTTGCGTTAGTTATTGTATGAGGGAAAACACCAGTATTTGTCACTGCTGTTGCACTTATCTGTTGAAGTTTAGTATTTCCTATCCCATAAGCAACATTTGAAGCAACTGCGGTATCTGTAATATAGTTTATTAATTCAGTCACTGCTCCTGCTTCTGTCCCTGCGGTTAGAGTTGCAAGTCCTGGGCCTTGAGTAATCTTTCCAGGGTGTGTAAGCAAGTCAATATTACCCATTGCGGTAGCGTGTCCCGCTTTTCCAAGAGTAGTGAGCGAATCCAAGTGTGCTAAAGGCGCGAATCCCAATGAGAAGTCGTCAATGGTTATTTTAAATGTGTTATCTTTTGTTGCCATTTAATTTATATTAACGCTCTTTCCCCAAAATCTTCTTTCTGAACTCTCATTGCGGGTTGGTCATCTCCACTGCGATCAGCATAATGTGCTACTAATTCCTCCTCCAGCAGTTTTATTTTAGCTTGAATTTTAGAAGCACGTTTCTCCATATCATTAACTTCGCAATAGTCTAAAGCAGAATATAAAGAAATTAATCTATGAAAGTGAGAAGCAAATCCAGGAGTTTTTGTAGTATCACCTGGTACGAAATAAGCTGCACCTCTTTGATATTGAATTTCTAAACCTCCTGTTGAAGCATAATTTGGTTTTGGATATAGATAAATAAAATTACCCATTCTGTCGTAGTATTTTGGAGTACTAGCACTTGCTGTTAGTTCTGCGTCTGTCAATAGTTTTCTATCCTTTGGAGTTAATGAAATCCAATTACCTGCGGAATCTTTTATCCTGACCTTTCCAATTTTAAGCCAAGTAATTCCTATGGCATATTTCTGCGTTCCAGAAACAAGTGCCGTTGAAACGTCAAGAAGTTCTGTTGATTGAACAGTATCATCCCATTCCCAATGTCCGTCACTCTTTAAGATAAGTTGAACTACTCTATCTAACCCTCTATTGGCGTTTCTTGCACGGTCGGCTAGAGGATAAGCGATAGTGTCTGCGTCTGTAAAAAATGTAATATCACTTACTAGATCGTCTTGGTTTGTTTCAGAATTCCAGACCATATGATTTTAAATTAACTATTTATAAATTCTAATAATTGCTCACGACTATTATTTTTATATCCATATTTCTTGTGAAATTCTTCGTGAGCTTTTTTACTCAATGTGATTCCGTTATCTATTGCAAAACGAAACTCCGGATATTGAGAAAAGTTTTGAATATGGTGGGCATTCAAACCACCGTGTGTTTCTCCATATTTTTGACAAGTGAAATTGTCTCTCTCAAACACAGCCCTAATCCATATTTTATTTTCTAAACTCTTACGAATTTTTTCTCTTTCAGATGTAATCCCACCTTTCCAATTATGATGTTCTTCTGGTGATATTAAACTTTTTTTATTCTTATTCCACGGAGTAAAACCTTTCTTAAAAGTATTGTGCGCGACAAAACCAATGGGTCTTTTCTTTCCTTTGTTGGCTTTGGAAATTTTTTCTGCTGTTTCCTTTGTAACAATATGTTCTAACCGAGATTCACTCATTTTCTTAGAATATTCAGGGTTTCCCCAACATTTTTTTGATGCCAACCCAATCTTTCTTTTATGTTCAGTAGAAAGTTTTGAACCAGTTTTTGTAGTACTGATTTTTTCTTTCGTTTCTTTAGAACGTTTTTTACCTAACCAAAAATTACGATTAGGAGCAGGTTTGCCCTTATTGGCAAGACCAATATTTCTTTTGTGTTCTTCTGTTAATTTTACTCCTTTATTACTATTCATCTGTTATTTATTACACCCTATTTCCAAGTTATTGTATAATTTCCTGCGAATCCAGCTGGCACGTCTAAAACAATTCCTTTTTTGACATTTACATCATAGATATAATTTCCTACAACAGCGGAAGCAGGTAATGAAGCAATTAATGTACCTGTTGAAGTAGCAATACCGTCATAAATTCTTATAACAGTAGCGTGAGTTGTGTTTACTACGATTGAACCAAGCATGAATGCCTTACTTGATGTGGCAATCTCCACAGGAATGGTAGCAGAAGCGTCTGTTGATGTTATATTCTTGTACCTATAACCTGAATCGTTTGAAACTCCTCCAAATTTGGCAGGTATATCTGAACCACCTATTAAATAGGATGCTACTGCTACAAGAACTCCTGCGATTGCTAATTTTACTTTTGTCATTTTAATTAATTAATTTATAAGTGAGCTCTTGCTCTATTGCAGGGATTTCACAAGAATCCCTGCTAAGAACAAAAGTTCTAATCTGCTACGGCTGCGTTTACTAAGACTAAGATATCTGAGTTTGCCTTTCTAACAAATGTCAAAGTTCCCATTGAAGCTTCGTCTATTGTTAAAGGGGTAGAACCAGTACCTTTTATCTCCATACCTGTGCCAGCGGCAAAGATTACATCAATTCCTGCTGTTGTAGTAGCGTTATAAACCATAACTGTTCTGCTATCTCCTGCGTTCGGAATCATAGCCGACATTGTAGAAGTAGCTGGGAATGTGTAAGTCAAGTCTGCTGTGTTTGGTGTTATCTGAATCAACCCATAATTGAAGGTTGCTGCAGTTGGAATCATTGCTGTTGATACAGTACTTGTTGAAAGTACTCCACCACCTTGAGTAAAGAGACCAACTTCTGTTGCTCCAGTTACATCAAGCGTTGAGCTAAATGCACCTGTAGTTGCTGAGAAGGCACCTGAAGTCAATGCACTAGTTGTGGTGATTGCACCAGATGTAGTTAATACTCCAGTATTACTTACTGAAAACTGATCTCTAGCACCTGCGGAAACTCCTTGTAGGAATGATTCCATTTGATAGTGAGCGTATCCAGATGCGGCACCTAGAGAAGATGACAAACCAGATACTTTTGCTCCAAGAAATAGAACAGCTACTACAAGTACTCCGAGAATTACATTTTTAATGTTTTCCATTTGATTGGTAAATTAGCTAATAATAACTATTTCCAATCACTTGTAGAAGCATCAATGGCGACGGACACCATCTCCCTTGCACCATCGGCGTATGTTTTCTTTCCATAACCAAGTAATGACTTTACAATATCAGCAAATTGATTCTGGTCTCTTGTAACTTCAATCTTTGGAGGAATCTGAACAATCATATCAATACATCCTTTTACGCAGAACAAAGATGTTTGTTTTTGTGCAGACCATACATCAGCAACGGCTGAAAGAGTTTCTGAAACTACGATATCTCCATAACCGGAAATAGTTGTTACAGTTGCACTTGTAGCAACAGCTGAAATTCTCCTCTTATCTCTCAAGATAAATACATTATCTGAAGAAAGAGCTGTGTATCCACCCGAACCAGCTTCAGTGATGGATGTGGCTGGAGCATTTAATGCAACAACCATATTTGCTACTGTTTCTGCTGCGGAATCGCAAATATGCAAATCACCAGCGGCAGCAAGAGCAGCCTTAAAGGTAAATTTTACACCTGCGATTGTAACTGTATCAGCGGCTGTTGGGTTTGTTGCAATAGTTAATACTGCGGAATATGGAAGGTTATTTGAGTAAAGAATGTCCCAACCGAACATATTAGCAACAACTCCTCTTGTATTAACACCATCTCCGAAAGTTGTGGCTCTAGCGGCTTGCTGGAGTTTCAATTGACCTAAGAAGTGTCCACCTACTACAGCTGTTCTTCCTGCCTTTGGAGCATCTGCAGCATCCAACTTTGTGTCGGCTGCAATAAAGAACATAGGAACTGTGTTTGTGTTTACAACGGCATTATTACCAGCTGTACCACCTACATTTCCGTCATCAATACTGTGTCCTGCATTACTTACTTCTGCCAAAATAGCTTGCTCAATTCTGTTATTGTGGTCTCTCATCATCTTATTAGAGATGTTTGTTCCCAATTTAATAATAGACTGTCTCTGTTCTGTGTCATCAACATGTACCATCGAAGCAATCCAAGTTGAGATTGTTAATGTCTCACTTGAGCTTGTAACGGAAGTATTTGTAATGTCTGTACCAGGGACATAGGTAGCAGAAGCTGGGTAAGAAACTATTGTCCTGTAGACAGTAGCGCCTTCACCTGCGACTAAATTTCTCAATGTCGTATTAGCAATAGCCATAGCTTTGTTATCTACGAACAAAGAACGCTGTGCCTCCTTAGCCCAAAATGATGGGTTTAAGTATGACAAACTGTTAGCTGTATAACTCATATTTATAATTTAATTAATAATTAGTATCCTTGTTTTACCATTTCTTTTTTGTAAGCGTCCCAAGTGTCTTGTCCTTCTTTTGTGGTTATGTCCACATCTGGAGGAGAATCAAAGTTAAAATCTTTTTTGGAAATTGACTTATGATTTCGGGAGATACTTGCGTCTTCAACTTTTTTCGTTTTCTCGTGTTCCGTTATTTTATAAACAATATAAGGATCACGTGAGGCTTGCTTTACTGAAATACCTTGCATTTTAGCTAATCTTTGGATTTCAGTTTTGATTTCCTCTGGATATTCTAGTGAATCAAGGTCTCTCTTCTCTAACTTCTCATCTACTCTCTTATCAAGGTCTCCTGTATCAAACTTTACAGGGACTGGAGGAATCGCAGGTGTAGTTTTGCCCTTTAGCTCTTCTACTTCCTTGCGGTACTTGATTTTCTGTCCAATAGCCGAAGATAATCTCTTGTTCTGCTCTACCTCTTTGGCTACTAATTTATCAATTCGTTCGATGTCATCTACTTCGTCAAAACCAAACTCACTGATAACTTTAGCTCGGACTTCTTCCTCATTTACTTCATTGAGTGTTGTCTGTTCGGCAACTAACTCTTTAATTTCGTTTTCCATTTGGAATTATTTTTTTTGTTTAACGAGTCATTGACTCATTTATAATACGCAAAAACCGATACTTTGAGAGTACCGGTTAGTCTACGAAACCATAGACTACTACATAAATGGCTTCGGAGACCAGCTGGTACTCCCAAGTTTGTAGTAGTTTATTAGTTAATTTTTAAAGTACTTTCATACTTCCTTTGATTTTGTTTGCATAACCATTTGCTAATTCAACAAAATTCTCTCCGTGTACTTCTTTTGTGTATGTTCTTATGAATGTTCCGTTATCGCTAAATACAGAAGCGGACTTATAGTTAGGAACTGTAGGTAAATCCATAAAATCATCAACAACTTTTTTAGAGACTACAACTTCTTCCTCTGTTTTTTTATTTCTTGCCATAATATTTATATTATATATTTATATTATACCATTTTTCTACTAAATAATAAAATCACTGTTTTTTATACTTCCACCTTTATCATGAGTATCTGAATTTATAAGAGGATGTAATATTTCAATGATTTTATCATACGCTTTTTGGCGCGCCTTGACCTCGACCGATAATGCAACTGGATCTGTTAATGTAATATCTGAAAGATTATTTAATTCTAAAGCTTTACTGGAAAGGAATGAGATAAAATCTCTAAATTCTTGAATATCCGTCATTAATTTTTTAGCTGTCTCTGGATTCATTTATTTATCTCTAGTTACCACGCCTGTCTCCATATCTATTTTAACTTTCTCATCTTTATCATAACCCATTTGAATCAGTTTATCGGCAATCCATCTCTGTTTTATTCCTTCGTATAGATTACATAATGCTTCTAATTGTTTAACTAACTTCTTTCCATCTGGAATGATTGCTGTATTATTTTTTACTTGTTCCTTCTTGAATTTTTCGATAATAACAATTCTGTGAAGTTCTTGTAATTCATAAAATTCTGACCTGTCGAATGGTCTAGGTTCTTTTTTTTGTGTAGTTTCTTCCATATATTATTTAATTATAAACCCGCATCGCTTCTCTTCTCTTCTCTCATTTTATTAATCTTCTCTCTATGTATATTTCGTTGAATCTCTACAGGATCATTCAATTTATTATACATATCTTTAAATTCCTTTATACGATTTTCCTTATTCATTTTATTTAAGCATAAAACGTATGTATTGGTGAACGATATTTTTTACCTTCTTTTGAATTACCTTTGAATGGAACAGTTTTTTTCTTTCCTGCCGAACTCAAAGCGATTGCTACAATCTGATCTCTACTTCTTGGTTTACCTCCTGCTCCCCTTGCAACTCCAGTGTTTAAATTATCTTGATATAATTCCTTGATGTTTTTAGAAACTGATTTACCTCATGGGCTCATTTTATTATTGTGTTACTTGTAATGGTTGTTTAACCTGACCGACCATTGGTTGTGCAGGTTTAATTGGTTGTGGTTGTGTCTTAGGCATACTTCCGACATCGATTCCCTTCATTTTCATCATTTGCTCTATTATTGCAGTTCTTCTAACTGGGTCCATCTCTAAAGCAACGAATGTAGATAGTGTTTGTAAATCAACATCAAGCGACAACGACTCACCCGTAATATCGACAAACACATTTGCTTTATATCCGTCAAATAATTTCTTAGTACCTTCCATAAGAAACTCTGGTCTTGATTTTAACTCTGTTATCTGGTCTGCAATTAACTGCTCCGCCATTGCTTTATCGTGTGGACCGATAGCGATTAGATTATTTAGATACCAATCTTTTGCTACTACTTCATAAAGTCTATCAAGTAAATCACTGTCACCTGTCAATCTTAATATCTCTTGAGTCTTTAAATCTTTTATAAGCTCTGGTACTATCCACAATTCAAATATCTGTGACAATGGTATAGCAAGTTTCTCTCGGATGAAGTTATAAAGTTTGTTTGCGTTCTGATTCAACATTGAACCAAGTCGGAATGGTGTTCCTGAAGGCATTGATTCACCTGTCGTAACCTCTTGAGAATTTGCAATACTGTTTGCAAGTGAGATTATTCTGTTCCAATCGTTTGCTAACTGGTCGAATCCATCCATTCTTACGGAAACGTGAGATAGATTCCTTGCTTTGATAATATCTCCGTTCTTTAAATCGGTAAGAATGTTCTGAATTATAAGTTTATCCTCGGTTACAAAGATAATCTTTGAGGCAAATTCAAGACCTTGAGCTATCTGATTACCTATTTGGTTTGCACGCACCTGAACGTCAAATAGAAGCTCATAGAGACCTTCTCTCCACCACCTGCCCTTATATGCTCCCCTATGAAACTCTTTGTAAATGTCGGAATTAGTAACGTTTGGTAACTCTTCGGCAAATAAGATGTGTTTTATTTCAACTCCTCCGGCGGAACCTTTTGAGCCTACTCCGATAACTTTAGCCCATGTGTATTTATCCTTATCTGTTTCCTTGGATTCTTTGTTGTTATAATCATTTAAATCCTTAACACATACTTCTCCATTTCTCTCGTATATCGCGTAATATGGCACCGTAGTGTCATTTGAAGTGACTTCAACGGTAGATTGATACGTATCTGACTTACAACCTGTTATGGTCTCTTCTACGTTCTTCCAAATATCTTTCTTTGACCTTAGTTCTGTCTGAGTAAATTGATGTCTTTCAATTACTGGAGATTCGTCTAAACTTTTTGCGGTTTGGTTAATAACGTAAAAATTACGCATATCACATCGTTCAAATCCACCTTTTACCTTCTTCCATACCACATTACCCCAGCCTGAACCTTCTTCAATGGCAGAATTAAGCTCTTCTGCCTGTCCTGTCACCTTCAAATACTCGTCTAGCTTGAGATTTGCGATAATAGAAGCGAGTGTGTCGTTCTTTCTTGGAGAATAAATCTGTATATCTTTGGAATCAAAGTCAATATTCTTTACTTCGTTATCAATTCTTGGACCGATAATATCGTAAAAGAATTTATAATTACCTTGTGAGTCTATTTTACCGGTCGGAAACGTTCGTGATTCAAACTGACTGATTCTCTTAATAAGTTTGTATTGAGAAAAGTCGTAATTATCGGAGATAGCAACTGTCCTTGAGAGATAGTTTTGGATTTCCTGTTGCATCTGCGATTTTAGACCTGTGTTTTGATATTCCATTATTTAAGTTTATTTACTTCAAATACAATATATTTCTTTGTTTTTTTATATACTTTTAGAATGACAGGAAATGTAAATGTAAATGTATCTCCAACCACAATCTTGTCAAAAGCTATTTTTACTATTTTTTTATTCATATATTACCAATATTATACCATATTATAAAAATAAATTAAATGCCAAAATCTGATGGTATATTTCTTTCTCTGCGGTTTTCTGCAACTTGTAAATGCGCTTCTCCGAATGTTTCGTTATCAAATAAATCTTGAACTAAAGCACTATATCTATGCTCGTCGGCGTAATGAGATGTCCAATCGTGAAGTGGTGTATCCTTAAAAATCTTGTTTTCTTCATCATACTCGCGCGTATATTGAGGTATAGCGTCGATGAAATCAGCACACTTGACCTTATCTACGTATAATTTACTAAAAAACCGTCTTCCAGCGTCAATTCCGTCTCGTATAGAAAGATTAGGCACAACTTCAAACTTTATTCCTAAATCTTCTGCTATTTGTTTTCTTGATTGATTCCCTGCTGTTGAGTAATCAGAAACTTCTATGTCGTGAGGAGCAAAATGTTTACCGTAATTATATGGTTTTTCTTTTACAATCTTAATCCAATCTGGTAATCCCTTTTTGTTTCCTTGCAAATAATCAATCTTTCTAATACTTAATCCATTACTTTGATAAAATCCGATACAGTTAGTATCATCTTTTCCCAAATCCCATACAGTATGCACTAAAAGTCTTGGATCATATGGAACATCAGTAAAATGTCCATTCTTTTCGGCTAAATTAACCTGTTCCCAATAAATAGAACCTTGAATAGCAGAAATAAAGGAACAATAATATTCTTGCTGTATCATATCCTCTGAATACCCGGACTTTCTTTCCTCTTCCATATCTGCAACTGTCAAAACATTAGTATCTTCAATGGTAAGTTTAGAAACAAACCAATTAGAATTTTGTAAAGCCATATTGTACAACTTAAATCCGTGATTCTTTCCTCTTGGAGTGAAATTAAATATAGCCCACCCTCCGTTTTCTAAAAGAATTGGTCTCATAAGTTCCCACGCCTTTGGATTTTGAAGACTGTACTCGCTAAATACCATTCCTTTCGGATTAGTTCCTACTATTTTATCAGCATCTTCAACACCTATTAATTGAATTAAAGAACCATTCTTTAATTTTATCTTCATTTCTGTTTCATTCGGCTTTCCTTCTATCAAGTCTCTAGGTATATGGTCTATATTCCTCATTCCACTTTTATCTCTTCCTTCCCACAATGCTTTTCTAGCTTGTGAATATGTTGGAAATAAATAATAGTAGTTTCCAACTGTTTGCCACGCTTCCCTAATCATTAAGTTCCAACAGGCTTTATCTTTACCAGCTCTTCTGTGATGAATTAAAATTAAACGCTTGAATCCTTTATCAAACGCTTCAAAAATAGGTAATTGATATTTTCTTAATTCGAAATTGTAAGGTAAGGTTATTTCCCTCAATTTATTTTGCGTATTTAATAACGGTTACTTGTATTGGACCTCCGTCTTCTCCACCAATAGGTTGTATAGCTTTACCAAAATGTTGTTCTAAAATGAATTTAAGCATTGTTTCGTTTCCTTCTCCTGCCATATCTAATGCTTTTTTTACTAATTTCTTTACTTGTTCCTCTGAAAGGTAATCAGAAAGACGAGGTTTCTTTATTGAACCGATAGGTCTGCCCGCTCCTGGTTGTTTACCTCCAAATTTTGCCATAAGATTATTTAAGATTATAAATCTTATTATACCACTTATTTATCTTTCTATATAGTCCTGTATAATAAACAACACTTTAAATATCGGAATAAACGTTGTTCTGTAATAATATCCTACATCGTAATCATCACTGTGTCTAACTATCTTTGTGTATCCTTTCGGGACAATTAAAAGTCCTGCATATAATAATCCATCTGGTATCTTTATTACAAAGTATTCTGTCCAGTGTTCAAAATTTACTTTATGATCTCCGTTTGATTCCCAGTGTATACGCATATTTTATTTCTTTTTACCTCCGCACTTTTTAGTTTTCATATTTTATTTCTTTTTAATGCTAACCAATACTAACCAAAGATTTGCTACTGCCTCTTCTGGTGTGTTTCCTATTCCACTTTTATAATCTGATGAATTTTCTGGATCGTCACTATATGCTGTCCATCCTGGGAATGTTTGACATAAAACTTCTATATCTTTTCCGCACTCTTCTATGAGTTCAGAAAGAGTAGGTTCGTAACACATTTCATCTGTTAAAATATCTGTTTTTGTTATATTAAATTTAACATTATTAGAAGTAATAGCAATTCCTGTGTTTTGTGGAAATTTTGCATCTTTTAATTTTCTTGCTAATTCGTAGTTCATTTAGTTGGTGATTTAGTTGGTGAGATTAAAACTTGTACCCACATTTCATTATCGTCTAATTCTATATCTTTCTTTGAGGCAAATATAAAATTAGTGTCTAACTTTGGGTTTTTCTTGTTTACTATTGTCCAAGCTTTAATGGGTTTTATTGTCATTTTAATAAATTTCTAACAATGACTGCTATTTTGTCAGTTAGTCTTTCTCTTTCATCTTCAATTTCGTTATGAGAAGTAAATCTTTCAAAAGCTTTTGAATATAAAGGATCGGTTAAACAGTGACATAATTCGTGTAGTATACTATCTTCTTCTAATTTACCTTCTTTCCAGTCTTCAAATGCTTCGTTAGAGAAATTTATTGTTGGGTCTAAATAAGGATATGTGAATTTTATTGAAAGATATTTAGTTTCCTTGTCTTTGGTTACTTTTATTCTTTGTAATTCTAAACCTAAAATAGGTTTATATAATATAATTAAATCATTTATCCATTTTATAAAATCTTTCTCTGTTTTTATTTTCATTGTAGCGGAGACCTTGTAATGCTCAAGGTTAGACGGTTTATGAGACCATCGGGATTACTTAACCCCCCTCCCGCCATTGATTCTTCAATTTCTTTTTTTACTATTCGCTGAATAACTTTACGAATTTCTTTATAACTTCGTTTTGTGTACCCACCGAATTGTATTTTATGTTCTTGATTTTGTTTCATTACGCTACGAGCGTCTTGCGACTTACCCTATCCCTGTGGATATTACGAGCTAGCGAGGCTTCGTATTGCTAAGATTAGAGGAATCGAACCTCTGCCAATAGTTTTGGAGACTATTGTCCTACCACTAAACTAAATCTTCATTTAGACTGCTTATTGATTTTGTTACTATATCCGGCTGGGATTATCCATACCATATTTTATAACTAATGAAACTTCAGATAAGAAGCCCGGCTAAAATGTATTATCGAGAGTTCTATTTCAATATTAAAATTTTGTGAACACGATGATACTATCTTAAATTATAGTACTTGTGCTAGACTATTGCAAGTGCTTAATCACGCACACAAAATAACATTATAAGTGAATGAATGTCTCTTATGATGTCATTTAGAAAACGCAATTTAACCCACTCCTTTAGGGGATAAAGTGGGTTTTATTGTGGGTGTGGATAAACTATCTGGACAATAAAATAAATAGGTTTATAATTATAGATACGAGTTTGAAATATTTTGATAAGCAGTTGATTGTGGAAGGTCAATTTGCTATAATTCTAAGAGTAGTATAGATTACCGAGTTATAGAAAAACGCCACCCACTTCCACGGGTGGCGTTTGTTTTACTTATTAATTAATAAACAACAATGGCAAATAGAAGAATGTTTAGTCAACGAGTTACAGGAGATGAGAAGTTTTTAGAAATGCCAGTATCAGCACAAAATTTGTATTTTCATTTAGGAATATATGCAGATGATGACGGATTTGTTAATCCTCAAAAAATAATACGAATAGTTGGTTCAAATCCTGATGATTTAAAGGTTTTATTAGCTAAAAATTTTGTTATTCCATTTGAAACTGGAGTAATCGTTATTACTCACTGGAAAGAAAATAATTATATCAGAAACGATAGATATATTGAGACCATTTATAAAGAACAAAAAGACTTATTAAAAGAAAAAGATGGAGTATATTCTCTTGGTATACCAAATGGATACCAAATGGATACCCAGGTTAGGTTAGGTAAGGTTAGGTTAGGTAAGGTTAGGTTAGAGTTAGATAAGAGCAATTTACCTGATTGGTTAGATAAAGAAATTTGGAATTCTTGGGTATTGTATAGAAAAGAAAAAAAACAAACTCTTACACAAAGAAGTATTGATTTGCAATTAAAAGAACTTGAAAAGAATAAAGATACTCATAGAGAAATAATAGAGCAATCAATAAAAAATGGTTGGACTGGATTATTTCCACTAAAAAATAAAGATACCAAAACAAATATATTAAAAGCTGATAGTAGTAAATATAAAAAATATGATAATAAGTAAAAAATTTATAAATGCAAAGATAGGAGATTTTAGCGAAGATATAAAACAAAAAATTAAAATTGGAATAAAGAACAAGAAAGGAGTTTATATTTTTGGACCATGTGGCACTGGAAAAACACACTTAGCTTATGCATTTTATATTCATTCCGTAGAAAATTTTAAAGGTAGTACTCGTTTTCGTAATTTTTCGGAATTACTATATACAATAAAATCATCAATAACACAGAATAAAAGTAATTTTTTAGATCAAATGTTAATAAACGATGATTTTCCATCAGATGAAGAAAAAAAGATACTTATTTTAGATGATATAGGTTCTGAAAAAACAACTGATTGGGTGATAGAAACTCTCGGTTTGATAATTAATAGATATTATGAAATGGAAAATTATATTTTTATTACATCTAATCTTAATTTAGAAGAATTACAACAACGATATGGAGACAGAATTGCATCAAGAATTGCAGAAATGTGCGAGATTATAAAACTTGAAGGAGAAGATAGAAGAACTAAATAAAATAACTTAAAACTATGGTTTGGATAATGATAAATAACGATAAAAATGAAGAACCGAAGAAAACAGGAACAAAAGTGACAATTAAATGTGTTCGAGGTGAAATGACGGAAGAAGAAAAGCGGAAGTTTGTTAAAACATTACTAACAAAATCAAAATTATTGAAAAACGATAATTATTTTAATAAGAAATTTTAATATGAGATTTTGGCAAAGTAATAAATATATTTATATTTTTGGAAAACGTTTATATTACAAAAGATTATTTATTCGTTTATGTAATAAATTAAATCTTCCTATATATCGTAATTATTTCACTAATAAAAATATTAAAAAACGTTTACATAGAAAATTAGTAGGAGAACCTGTGAACCCAAAATGGGCAAAACGTAAAAAAAATATCTTATATAAACAGTTTGGAAAAAAATGTATAAAATGTTCTTCAATAGTAAATTTAAGCTTAGACCATATAATTCCTTTATCTATTATAGGGAAAAAAGCGAATAAAATAACAAATTTACAAATTCTTTGTGAAAAATGTCACGAAGAAAAAACAAAAATAGAAAATAAAAGTTTAACTCTTAAGATATGATCGGAGAAATAATTAAAACATCAAATTGTGGTTGCAGAATTAGTGTAATTTTGAGCACTGATAAATTAGTTAAAGAACAACCTCCAAAAACATTTGTCGTTCATAAATGCGATAAATTAGAAGTTTATCAAACTAAAAGAGGATTAAATAGATTTTATAAATTTAATGTTTAGATATGACTAATTCTAAAGATTATACAAAATCATATTGGGATTTGAATCGTGAGAAATTAAACGAATATTCAAAGCAATGGGCAAGAAACAGGAGAGCGAAATTAATAAGAATTAAAATAAATATGGATTACTTAACAAAAAAGAAAAAGATAGTTGATTTTAAGAAATTAAACACCTGTGGCTCATGCGGAACAACTCATAAAACAATCGGCCTGTGTGATTATTGCAAATCACTACAAGAATCTAACAACATCATGGAGGATAAAATAAAATCTCTGATATCACTTTCAAAAGAAGTTATAGTGGATTTTTATTATTTTAATAGTTACAAGTATGAAAGCAAAAAAAATAGATAAGTGTTTTAATTGCGGAACTACCGGAACTAAAAAACATTCACAGAATTACTTAACCTTTGGAGACAAAACTATTTGTAAAAATTGCAGATTAAAAGGTATTAAGTTTGACAAAGTTAAGTAAAATAGATATTAACATGTTATGTATTGCATTGTATTGCATACTGTGCTAATCTATTAATATCACCGACGAAAGAATTTAGAAAGACCTTTGAAAATCTATTTAGCAATTAATGAAACATAATGAAAACATATTTTATAGAAGTTACATTTCAGCCAATAAATAACTGTTGGGGAGCGAATATAAAAAAAGGAAATTTAACCGCAAATGAAGTTGATGAAGATTTAAAAGTTGCCTTATCAAATATCGCAGACACTATTTTATTAACGGAAAATTTAATAAAACAACATGGAAGATAGAACAGAAGATTATAAAGAAGTTATCGAGCGACAAAATGAATATCTAGCAGAACAACAAGAATCAAGAATGTTTAGTGAGATAGAATCAAGAACGATAGAAGATTTTACTAGAGCTTATTAAAATCTATGAGTAAATATAATCAGAAGATGCAGTTCTTGAGAGATTTAAAAGAAGACTTGAGAGATTACGAATTTTCTCTTGAAGAAGATTTAAAAGCATTGATGGCAGTATTTCAAGATATTAAGTTTGATCGGGAACGAATTGAAGAAGTGAGAAAACAAATTGAAGTTGAGAATGAAGAATTAAAAGCTTTAGAATATCATAATGAATAAAATTTATACTCCATGGCGTCAGTTTCTAGCATGGGTTGGATTAATAAGTTTAGTTACAACACCAGTGCTTATGTATTTTATAAGTGAGTTGCTAGGAATGGTAATTATTAAATAACATGGAACAATTAAAAGCACGTTGGGAATCAATTCTAAGAAGCAAAGCCTCCCAATACGAACACGAAGCAAGAAAAGAAGGTAAAGTTGTTACAGGGCCAAGCATAGACGATATTTGTAATGAAATGGACGCTTTTTTTATTGGATTAAGTAAATAAAATGGAAAACGATAAATTAAAATTATGGTTAGAAGTAGAAAAAACTAACCCTGAATACACAAGCGAGGCAACAATATCAGGAAGAAAAATTACCTCAATTGACGCATATTCTCAGTTCAAAGTAGCGACAGAACAATTCGGTTCATATGGAAGTTTTTGGGGATTGAAAGATACTGATTTGAAGTTAGAAAAATTAGATGACGATAATACTATCTGCATTTACAAAGCAATATTTTTCTATCCGGGTGGAGAATTTGAAATACATAATGCAATATTGGTTAAATACAAAGTAGCTTCAAAGGGTTACATCAAAGTAGATGATGAGTTTGCAAAGAAAATTGAAACCAACACAGTTACAAAAGCATTATCTAAACTTGGATTTAATACAGATGTCTTTATGGGTAAATTTGAAGATTCAAGATATGTTACTGAAGTTAGAGAGGAATTCAAAGAAGAAAAAATGACCGAATATAAAATAAAGATGCAGTCAGCAAAGAATTTGAAAGAACTATCTAGAATATTCTCGGCTCTACCAGTAGAGGTTAAAATAGAATTTGAAAACCTAAAAAACGTATTAAAAGAAAAGCTAACACCTAAAAAAAATGATAACAACAACATTTAATAGTAACGAAGAATGGTTAGCTTCTAGAAGGGGAAAAATAACAGGTTCAAGATTGAAAGATGTTTTGACACTAAGAGGTACTGGAAAGAAGAAAGGATTTTACGAACTCATAGCAGAGAGAGTTTCTTATGAGTCAGACGGAGAAAATCCAATGGATAGAGGACACAGACTCGAAAATGAAGCAATCGTTAGATTCACTAAAGAGACAGGTCTAGAGGTAGATACAAGCCTTGTTGTGTGGTCTAGAAACGATGACGAGAGTATCGCAGTATCTCCAGATGGATTTATTGATAGAGAACACGCTGTCGAAGTTAAGTGTTTAAATTCTGCAAGCCACCTAGAAGCATACTTAACTAATAAGATACCAAAAGATTATGAATTTCAAACACTTCAATACTTCATTGTTAATGATGACTTACAGAAGCTTTCAGTAGTATTCTATGATCCTAGAGTTCCTTGTAAAGATTATTTTACAATAGAACTCAAAAGAGAGGATTTTGAAAAAGATATAACACAATACCTAGAAGAACAAAAAAACATAATTAAAGAAGTTGAGGATATTGTTAATAGCTTAATTAATTTCTAATGAGACAAAATATTTGCACAAAAAAAACATACACTAAAGACGGAGCAGAAAAAGTATCCTGGTTAAATGTTGGAAAACTTGCTGAATATAAAGGAAAAAAGTTTATTGAACTTAATATGTTCCCAAATCAAACCTTTTATGTTTTTGACGAGAAAGAGGAACAGAAAACAACAACCAAGAATATAGCATCTCCGACAGAAGAATTATCCGGGGGAGATATACCGTTTTAATCTATGAATTTCTTAGCAAAGATTAATGGAGGTGTTATAAATCTTGGAAGTGATTATAATCGGGCACGTTTTAAAGACTTTGTAAAAAAGAATGAGGGAATGAGATTAGAGATAAATCCCTTGCTTCCGGAAAGTAAAAAGCAAAGAGGTTTTCTTGAGGGTGCAATATTCACGATGATCGCCTACTATCAAGAAGGACTTGATTATCGAAATTCAGAAGATGTCAGAAAGGTAAGAGATTGGTGCAAGTGTGAATTTAACGGAGAATTTTTGGTGATTAAAGGAAAATCTCAGAAAGTAGCAAAATCAACAAAAGGAATGCTAAATGATTTTCTTGAAAGAGTTATGGACTGGATGACAGACCAAGGTTATCAAACAGAATTACTTGATCCAAAAGAATATAAGAAATGGCGAGATACTATTTTTCCTTTTGGAGGTCCAGATAATTTCTTGGAGTATCTTGAAGAACTTGGTAAACTTAAGAGACCATGAAACGAACATCTCAATTAAAACGTAGCGGATTCAAGAAGAAACCTTTTAAACTAAAAATTAAATCCAAAAAGAAAATAATCAAGGTAAAGAAAGTAAAAAAGGAAAAACTGCCGACCAAAACAAAACTCCATGAAGATTTATGGAAATTATTCTCAAAGTTTATCAGAGAAAGAGATAAATATATTTGCATAACTTGTGATAAAAAAACATGGCCAGCTCAAGCAGGACATTATAGAACAGGTGCAACATGTAAAAAATATCTATTCTTTGATGAACGAAATGTAAATTGCCAATGTTATCACTGTAATATTAATTTATCAGGTAATTGGAGAAAATATCAGGTAAAAATGTGGAGTAAATATACTGAACAAATAGACCACGAATTTGACGTATTGAATCAGAAAGACGGTTGGGATTTTCCTTATGAAGAGAAAATAAAATATTATAAGAATAAACTTGAAGCAAATGAAAATTAAAAGAGACAAGTGGGTTTGGATGCCACACCCTGCACACTTTATTTATTCTTCTTACTGCCGATTTGTGATGGCAACAAAAGTCGGAAAATATATAGTTTCAACAGTTGGAGAATATTGGCCAGATAGAAAAATAAGAGAAATACACGCTGAAATTTGTGACTTAAAATGGTTTAAAGAAAATAAACACAGACTTGGAGATGATTTTGACCATGCGTATATGAAAAAATTCGGATGCGAAGATATTGGAGCTGATAGAAAATATGAAACAATTGTATTTAAAGCAAAAAAATCAGAAAAAGATATATCATGCTGTCCTTACAGAATAATAGTAAATAAAGATTTAGACTTCATGTCTTATAACAAAGCAGAAGAAGCTTTTAAGGGTCATTATAAATTATGTAATAAATTCTCTAATAAATGAAAATTAACAGCCAATACACCTTCTCCAAGAAAGAAGAATCTATACTGAGAGGAAGAATATCCGGGGAGATCACAGAATCTGAATGTTCTAAACTACTAGGAAAGAAAAGACAGTATGTAAATTTTATGGTAGCTCGTTTTGTTATGCAGATGTTTATAGATGGGAAGTTAATAATTAAATAAATGAAAAAAATAATAGAAGACATGGATTTTTTAGTAGATATTTTTTCCTGTGGTCTTATAATTGTAACCTTCCCTTTATGGATTATCCCTTATTTAATTTATAAGAAAATAACATGAACACTCAACTTGAAGAATTATTAGTGAAATTCAGCGGTAAAACATTCTCAAAGAACGAAGAAGTAAAAGCATATATAAAACAGATGTTAATAGATGCCTATACTTTAGGAGAAGCAAATACGTATAGCAGAATTAAGGAGTTAAAAAAAGTGTGGGAAAATGAAGGAATTAATCCTGAATATCATAAAACTGAAAAAGTACATCTTTTGATACACTGGCCCT